TTTTCTTCTTTGTTTGGATCATCTTTTTTTAAACCAAGTAAGGTTGCATTTGGATCTCTTTGAATACCAATCAACTCTGCAGGATCAACATTGTTTTCTCTAAAAAAATTATATCGTTGATCGCCGTATAATTTTTGTTGTTCTTTAATTGGCTGATAAAAAGTTTCAACAACGTTAATATTACCAACGCCTAAATTATTTTCTTCATTCATAAATTATTTACCAGGTATAATAGATGGTCTGTTTTTAATATTAGAACCAGAAATTTTATTATCTCCTTCAGTTTTCGGTTCTACAAAACCAAAGAATTTATTTACCGTTCCAAATTTATTATGAACATCAGCGACATCTTCAATAAAATCTAATTGAGATAATTGTTTGTCTAACGTTTTAAAATCAATTTTGTTATTTTTATATTGATCGGCAAGATCCACTCTTAAAGTTTTAAAATTTTCTTTATAATTATTTGAATTAAAATCTTTAGCTTTAGTTTTAAAAAAATCAGGCTGTGGAACTAAAGAAAGTTTAGGTAAATTATTTTTTTCAATTTCAATCGCTTTTAAATAAGCATCTTCTGGTTTTAGTTTTTCTTCATAAACATAACTTTTATATCTTTCCAACGCATTCGTTGCTCGAATATTGGCATCACCCACTCCTGATGAAAATACTTTAAACACACCTTGTGGATCATCCATGTTGGCTTGTAAAATTTTACTATAATTTTGGAATTCTCTAAAACCTTTACGATCCTGTTTTGATGAATTTAAAATTTCATTAAATTTAGTTAAATCATCAACACCTAATTTTTTCATTACCGTTAAATCGGCATTAACAATATCTTGGATGGTATCAATTTTATCCACCGTATCAGCGATAGCGATTTGAACATTCAATTCATTTAAAAATTGTTTATCCGTTAAAATTTCTTTTTTAGTGTAAGTTTCAACAAGTCTTTGATATTGAGCCGAATTGATAGCTCCTTTATTTTTAAGATCGTAAATAAAATCTAAATCTGGTCTTGCATTAATTGCTTCTTGGTCATTTGGATTTTTATTGGCATTATTAATTCTTGTAGATAATTCTGCAAAATAAGTATTTTGTTTATCTGTTGATGCTCGAGCTTCAAATTTTTCACGATCAAGTGCTTTGGTACTTTCTGAAACTAATCTGGCTTTAGCATTTTCTAATATAAGACCTGCTCTTTTTTCACCAAATATATCTGCAATTGTTTCAGCATTATTAATGGTTAATAGCGGATTAATCTTATTATTATTTTCAACTAAAAATCTTAATGACTGTAAGTTTTTATCTTTAACAATTTTGTCATACTCCTTAGCATCATATATTTTTTTAAATGCAGGATTATTAATAAACGTATTAAATTCTTTATCAGCAAAAGTTGCAGAATAATAATCGGTGGCTGAAGATCGTTTGATATTTAATTGTGTTAAATAATTATCATTAGTGACTTCAGTTTTTTTAATACTATTTTCAGTAATCTTCGTTGATAATTTTGGCAATAATTCTATTTGTTGTTTAACAAGCCAATTATTAACTTTATCTTTTACATTTCTATTAAGATCTGGAAATTGTGAAAGAAAATCTTTTTGCTTAATACCTTCTCTAAATATATTAGCGCCTTTTAAGACATCAGTTTCGTTAGTTGCCTCAGAATAAATTGTTGAAAGCTCTGGAGAAATTTTACTAATAATATCTAAGTAAGTGCTATTATCTTCTTTTTCTTTTTGATCTTTATAAATTTCTGTAATGACTTTAGTAATATTTTGCACACCTGAACCAAGATCGGTTGCAAGTGACAAAGGCAAACTTAAAGCCGATACTTGCGGTGCTTTAAAAGTTGACTCTGGTTGAACAGTTACTTCTGAAATTTTTAATTTAGCCATTATCCTGTTTTGCTGTTTTTACTGTAAGTTGAATACAAATTATAACCTGTGCCAATATCGCCTAATAAACTTCCAACTGCTGAAATGTATTGCGTACGTGCTGTTAAATTTGCTTTGTAAAGTTCACCTTCTCCTTGCGCTCGTAACATGATCGCTTGGTTTTGAATGTTCTCTGCTTCATTAAGAGCATTAAATTCTGCAGTTGCTACATTGAAGGCTTGAATGTTTTTATTTTCCAATCCAACTAAATAAGGCGTAGTGCCTGTTCTAAACTCTGCTCCTGAATTTAAAGCATTCACTAAGAAAGAAGAATATTCTCTCTCTTGTTGTCTTACAATTTGTGGTCTTTGAATACGATTAAAGATTTCTTGACGCTGTGCCTTTTGCTTTTCAGTTAAAGCGGCTTGTTGCTGATAAACTTTATTATTATATTCACCAATTGCCTTAGCTTGTTGAGCTGCTGCAATATTTCCTAAAAAACTCATAATTTATATATCTTTGCCATTCTGTAGTAATCGGTACCGTCTGGTCCGTATTGTTTCATTAATCCTTCTTTTTCTAATCCTAGCCATTCAGCAAATCGGATGCCTAAATTAAAACTTGCTTTGACCGCCGTTTGTAATCTCCAAAATTTATTATTAATACACAGCATATCCATTCGTCTTTTAATGAGCGCTGCTGATTTTAATTTATGTTTAAAAATTTCTTTACTAGACAAAACCCAGCCTTCAGCGGTTCCTTGCCATAATGGAAAGATCCCACCTGCAACAATTGGCAAATCTTTATAAGTTAATGTGAATGATAGTCCTGGCGCAATTACGTTAACACTATTTTCATAATAACTTGCATCCTGATCCATCAATGGATCGTTCATTCCATTTTGAATAATATTTAAAGCGTGTGCTTCTTGGTATGGAATAACTTTGTAATTAACCATCGGATGTTACCACCGTTGGATAAATAGCAAGAACAGAACAAGGTAAGGCTTGGTCTTGTTTTACAAAAATAAAACCATCGGTGTTATAATCATCTCTAAATTCGATTTCTTTATCGCCTGCTAAAAAAGTTGAAACAGGAGTGTCCATTGGATCTGAGGAGCTTCTAAATGGTATTGTTTCAAGATTGTTTAAATCTGGTCCAACTTTTACACCTACCGTTTCAAATAAACGAAGAACAACTTTTGAAATTCTTTTTGTTTTACCTTGTGAAGTTCCTTCTTCTGCTCCACCTTCAATACGCATTGTCTGTAATACGCTTGAATATTTTAAACCAACAACTGCTTTAGTAGTAGAACGATCTAAAGTAACAGATCCGCTAGTGACAACTTTATCTGCGTGCGTTGCACCATTTGCAAGGATAGTTACTGTTTGTCCTTCAAGATGAGATAATCCTGATAGTGTTGTTGTGGCTGCGCCTGAATAAGTTAAAAAACTATCAACAAATTTAAAATCGCCTGAACTATTTTCATCAAAATCAAAATCAGAAAAACATTCAACATATCTTTTAGTCGATCCATTAATTGTTCGTTTAACAATTATCCAAAGTTCATCTTCATCTAAAGTTCCAGAAATAGATGCAACGCTTTCAACTATTCCATAAGAAGTTGAACCAAAAGATCCACCTAATTTATGTTTATGCCAAGCCACTACATTTTCTGAACGCTGATAAGTCAGACCAATTAAAATTCCATCATCTCTTACAGCCCACAAAATACTTGATGGCTCTTGCTGATAACAAAATTCATTAATACCAGAATTGGTAACTGCATCATTTAAGATACAAAGATCTGGAGCGACATAACCGTCAGAGTCAAAATTGTAGGCTAATTCTCTAAATTTTCTTTTTGCTTTTTGTAAAAAAATTACTGCATTACCAACTGGTAAAGCATCCACATCCGCAGTTCCAAAAGCGCTTTGTTTTTTAATTGTTAAATTAGTTGGTGTGACTGCAGCGTCTGTACCATCTGCGGTTACTGTAAATTCACCACCAGTTGTGCCAATAATTAATGTTCGCTGTGCTTTTAAATATCTAATTCTATTAACTTGGTTTGAGGCGATTGTATAAATCATCGCATCATCTGCTAAGGTTCCTACTGCAAAATTTTCATAATCACCAGATTTTGAAAAATAAATTGTTTGTGGTTCTGTATTAGTGCCTGCAAAAACTAATCGCTGTTCAAAAAAAGATACACAGGCTGGATGACCTGAAGTATTTGAAAAAGCACCTAACTTCCATTTAGTTGTTGCAATATTTTCCGAACTATAAACATAAGCTAAAGTTCTGTGTGTTACAGCTGTGGTTGAGCTGGTACCTCGAGTACATCCTGTAAAACTTCTTGTTGCTGCGTCTTTGCCTGTGTAAGTAATAATTTCATCATCAATAATAATTGTACCTGTTGCAGCATAATCATCAATTTTATCTACTTGTATTGTCGTGTCAGAACTTGAAATTTCTTTTGAAAGTTTAGATGGATTTACTTTTGGTGCTAAGGTTTCAAGTATATCAACAGTGATAACGGTTGTGCTTGTGCGTGCAGTTATTTCTGCATAACCTAATCCATAACCAATACTAATTAATCTTCCAATATCAGTTGTTTGAAAACCTGTATTGTTATTAATGCCTGTGACAGCGGATGCAGTAACAGTTACTGAATTACCTGAGATTGCACTAGCACTTAAAGTGGTTGCTTCAGCATTATCATCTAAAAATGGACCGTAAGTAAAAAGTAATTCTTCTAGTGTCCAGGAAGTATGTCCTGTTCTTGATAATTTTCTTACCGCATGATTTGGATGACAAATGTATAAAACGTCTGCCGATTGTGCGAATTTAATTTCAAATAATTCTGCTGTTAAATAAGGTGAAGCTATTTCATAAGGCAATCCGCCTGATAAAATTTGACCTTTGTCTTTGTAAAATCTGATGTACTGATTACCAAATTCTAAAATGTAAGTTTGTGTTGTTGAAAATTCAAATGGTATTAATCTTGTTTTGTTAGCAGAAGTTTTAACTTCACTAATAAATTGAGTGCCTACTCTTCGAGTTGCGGCTCCTTGTGGATGAACTAAAAAGTTTTCTAAAGTTTTGCAGCCTGTTCTATATTTATCAAAATCTGTTCTGCCATCTAATTTTGAGCCAAGCTCACCAGATACAAAAGATGTAAGCGCTAAAGTAGTGCGAGGCATTTATAACCTCGCATCTGTAAATTCATTACTTTCAAGTGTGGTAACGCTATTTTCTGTTGCATCAATAAATCTTGCTTCTCTTAATCTTTCATCCGCTTGTTCTTGGTAATATTTTGCAAGTGTTGCATTATTAGTAATTCCATAAGCTATATCAGCAGCTAATTGTGCAGATAGCGCTTCTCTTAAATAACTATCGTACTCATTTGGATCGGTGATTAAAGCAACATAAAGAATATAAACCGTTGCTTCATTTGTTAATAATTTTCTGCCTTCAATATTATATTTAATATCCGCTTCAATACTATCTAAGGCTCCAGTATGTAATTTTAAAATTCTTAAACAGTCTGAAGGTAAAGTGTAAGCATAAGAATATTCAACGACAGGAGCTGTTGCATCTTGTGCAAGCTCAACTCTTTTAAGCAAACAATTCCAAGGATGTGATCTAAATATTCTATTTCTTATAGGCTCATATCTTTGATTACAAATTCTTGCATTCTTACTGTCATCCGTAAGCGCTGTTATTGTAGATGCGCCAAGTAAATTGAGTGCTGAGTTAACTATTTCTACTACACTTGCCATAATTTTTTTTCCTTACAATAATTTTTAATTGTTGTTCCTGGTCTAGTAATTTTTAAATTAATTTTGTGTGCTGCTTGTTCGCAGTCTTGTAAATTTTTAAATTCTGTTTGATGATTTAAGTTCAAACATTCTGTTAATAATGGTGAACAGATTACGCTCACCAGCGTATAAAATTGAAACATAATTTTTTTGATTAGCGGAGGAGGCAATTACGCCTCCCCCATTTTGACTATGAATTAGTCAACAACGTATCTTACTGTTAAGTAGATCGTTCCAGATGCCGCTCCGCCAGCAAGTGTTGCTGTGATCGGTAATCCGTTTTTATCTGCATCAACAACTGATCCAGAACCTAGAGCAATTGTCGCTGCCATGTCTGTTCTGCCTGCTGATGAAGTTGAAGTAGCTGCTAAATAAGAAGCGGCAGAAGCAGATACTGCTGTTCCTGCTGCGTTATTATATGCGCCATATCCAACTGATAATGTAGTTGAAGCTCCAAGAGCATCATACGCTAAGTAACCGTCAATAATTCTTGCCCCATTTGGTAGGTTAAAGAATTCAATAACGTCAGCGATTTGTAGAGAGCTTGCTTCGTATTCTGCGAAAGCAATTCTTACTCTGCCGCCTTGTTCATTAGGTTTGATGTTATCTGAAGGAACATTTTGACTCCATTTAGTTTTTTGAACTGAATATACTGTTGCCATATTTTATTCCTCCTATGCTTCGTAACATTCGATTGATACAACTTTAGCTTCTTCCATTCTGGTAGCGCCAATAGACTGAGATACGTACACTTGTGTTGAGTAACCTTTGTCAGATCTCTCATCAATTCGTGTAGTTATATCTTGACCTACTGCCATAAGAATTGCGTCTTGTGTGTACACAAGCACTTTTCTTTTGCTGCTAGCTTTAGAAAGTCTGTTCGACATAATAAAATTAAAACCCATGAATGTATTTAATTCACCATTCACAAGAGCTTTAACTGTATTGTAGTCAGAACTTGTAACGTTTGTATCTCCAAGTAAATCGATAACTTGTTGTGGTCCAACAACGATAAATCTTGGAATTGAAGGATCTACATCACCGCTATCAAGAATTTTTTTAGCATTTCTTAATTTTGTTAATGTTAATCCGCCTGTGCTTGCTTCAGTAATTGCATTACCAGCTGCGAAAGAAGTAGATGTGCTACCTGTTTCACCTGTGTAAGCCGTTCCTGTTGCAGCTGCTATGATTTCATCATCTTGCGCTCTGCCTAATGCGTATGCTGCAGCTAAAGCGTATGAAGATGTTGGATCAATTAGAGTTCTTAACTTATCTTGGTTGTCGATAAGATCAGCATACTCATAATCTACCAGCGATACTCTTCTGCGTGAATGTGGAGTTTCAAGCTGTGGTGTATCTGCATGGCGTGTTGTTCTTTTAACCGCCGCTACTGAACCAACTTGATCGAAGAAAGCATTTTTTCCTACAACGCTTTCAATCCTCACACTATTTCTAAGAAGAGAACCTTTTTGTTGTGACAACATTTGTACATTGTTTGAATACTGCTGTACAAAAGCTGTAGTTATTTGGTTTGACATATTGTCAATCTCCTTTGTGTTAGTTTAAGTTTTTGATTAGTCGGTTTGATTTTCCAGAACTTCTGGATCTCGCCTGTGTATTTAACGATTACACTTTATCGTTTATCTTTTGAGATCCTTTGCGGATTTTCTCAATAGAATTTTTTTTCGTAACCCAATCGAAATATTGTTGAGCAACTGGAAGTGGATCAAGCTTGATATTTTCAGAAGAAAATTCCACAGCTAATCTTAAACATTCCAATCGTATTTCGTGGTCGTTAAGAAATTCTTTATCACTAGCCATTTAATAACTGTCTAAGTTTATAAACCTCATCGACAGCCTTTTTGTGATTAGGATGACCGCTGGTCCAATATGGAGAACCTTCTTCCATTAGAGCATCAATCTCTCTTTGGATTTCACTTGCGGTTTGATAGCCTTGACCTTCACCTTTGACAATTTCATCTTCCGATAATTTGTCAGCCAGTTGTGAAAATGCTTTTACTAAAAAAACATTATCACCCAGTCTTGAGCCATCTTTTAATATGGTGTTATTTAAAAAATCTTGACCTAAAGTAGAATGAGCAAGTCGTTTTGCTTGATCTAATCTTTTATTAAACTCTGGTCCAAATTCTTTTTTTAAAGTTAATTCTGCTTCTTGACGAATAGAAGAGGCTTGTACTTCTTCTTGTTGTAAAGAATTTTGTGTTAACTCGTTATAAAATTTAATTAAGCCTTCTGCTTGTTTAGGAAGTAATCCTAATTTATGTGCAGCTTGATTAAATGCTTTTAAACTTTCAGGCTCCACTTCGCCTTCTTTAAAAGAATATTTATATTCATCTGGACTTTCAGGCGCACCTAATTTTTTAAATACGGTTTGCCAATCTTCTTCAGTTGCGTATTTATTAGGAACTGGGATTTTATCCATGCCTACTAATTTTTGTGCATGAAGATAACTTTTTACAAAACTTTCCATGTCATTAAAATTTTGTAATGATTTTTCTTCTTTAAAACTTTCAGGAATTAAAGATTTAAAATCTATTTTATTTTCCTGAGGCTTTGCCTGGCTGACAGGCTGCGCTAACGATATGGTTGACGCTGGTTGTTGTACTGATGAAGCAACACTTTGTTGAACATCAGATTGACCTGTTGGTGCAGGTGCAGTTGTCTGATTTTCCATTTATTATTTAACTGTTAGTTTGTTTAAGAGCGTTTTTAATAAAGATTAATACTGAGCGTTGACCTTCTAAATAGGCGCTTTCATGACTATCGCCTTTTTGATGTGTGGTCACAAACTCATGACATCTTTTTTCGAGATCGCTTAGAACTCGTTTTCCGTTCTCACTTCCGAATACAATTTTGTAATCTTCAATGAGTTCGAGAAATTTTTTATTGTGGTTGTTGTTGTCCATTGAGAGCCTTCACCATTGGTGCAGCGTTGCGTGCAATTTCACTTCCTGTAAGTTCTTGTTGCATCTGCATCTGCATTTGTTGTTGTTGTGCTTGTTGCTCTCTCTTTTGTCTTACTTGTGCGTCTGATCTAATCATCTTCGCTGGTAATCCTAAAACATTAATAATCGTTTTAACTAAACCGTTTTCATCAATGTAATCTGTGACTGGAGATACCTGGCTAATAGATCCAAATACTTCAAGACCTCTCATAATAGATTGTAACTCTTGTGAACGTTGTGCAACTGCCATTGGTGATACATATTCAATATCTACTTCTTGACCTGCTAACATTTCTGGAGCTTGTACAAATAAATTATTTCTTAACATAATATTAAAAACTCGAATTATCATTGGCTGCAATAATTCATTTTGTAATCGTGATAAAGCTGGTCCTAAAATTCTCATTCTTTCTTCATTACGAGCAGTAACTTCGGTAGCTGTCATTGAACGATCTCCACCAGACATTAACAATTGATCTACATAAAATGTTTTAGCAATTGCATCTCGTCTTTGATTTTCTAAATTTAATCCAAGCGGAGAGTTTGCACCAATTTGTAATGGTTCTATTTTATCTCTTGATCCTGCTCGGTAATAATTTAATGAGCCAGGAGAAGTACGAACTGGCAAGATCATACTATCATCAGGAACTAATAATGGTGGATCAATCATTTTAGCTGCTGCTTTTAATGAAACCTCTACCATTTTGTTTAATACTTTAACGTCAGGTAAAGCATTCATTCCTGGTGATCTGCCGTAAATTTCTGATGAGCCTTTTAAATATCTGGGTACGACATAAGGAAGTTCTTTAAATCCTCCTTGTGAAATAATATGACCACTTTCGTATTCAAAATAAATACTTTCAAATGGCATATTTTTTTTGTCCATTTTTTTTTCATCGTACATTTGTCTTGGTCGAACAACATGAACTAATGACAATTCATCAAATGGATTTTTTTTAAATAAATTTAATACTGCGGTACTAACATTTGCTGCACCAAATTTTGCAACAATTGCCTGTGCTGGCATTTTAAATTTTCTATAAATGGTATCGACAAAACCTTTGTCGTTTTCCATAATGTATAATTCTTTTATGTGACGTGAAGAAAATCTAACTATATCTTCTTTATCTTCTTCAATCATTAAGCAGGAAGTGCCAAAAGCAATTAGATCATGATAACACTCAAAAACTTCTTGTTGAAAATTAGAACGGTTAAAAGCTACATACATTTTGTTTGTTGCATCTTCTAACCACTCCTTCGCTTCATCCTCATCATTTAATATTGGTTCTTTAAATCTTAAAGAAAACCATCGATTTGCTGATGAGGTTAACATTCCATGTAATGAAGCTGCCAAAAGTTCGAGCGAATGTATGGCTGTTCCATCAAATATTTCAATGTTTCGCTTGTCGCCTTTTGCTCGTTCTTTTGTAATGTCGGCTCGTCTAGGTAAAAGTACGTCTGCAATTTCTTGCCAATGACTTTCAAAATTTCTACGCTGTTCCATCAGCCTAGACAAATTCGTTTTAAGATCTCTGGAAAGATCTCGTAATTTTTGTTCTTGCATTAATTATCCAAGTAAAGATTTATAACCAAGCGATAACGTATCTGCTGGTCCTGTAACGCCAGTAAGAACATTTGCTCTTCTTCCTCTGCGTCTAGCATCGATCAGTCTTTGATCTGTCATTTCTGCTGTTGTTGGACCTGCTGGTACGATTGCTGGTTTTGGTGCATCCATTTGTGCTTCGACTCTTGGCTGCTCTGGTGCTTTCGGTGATTTGAAAGGATTACCCATGTTAACCTCCTAGTAATGTTGTTTGATTGTTTAATTGACTTTGGTTTTGCAAAGTTCTTGTTCTTCTTTTTGACATCGGTAACTTCGTATCTACTTTTTTAATTGAGGATGCTTCGCTTGCTCTTTTTTCAGCTTCTTGATCTTTCGCTTTTATAATTAAATTTTTTAAAGCTGGAGCAATCATCTTCCCCATAACTAAGCACCTAATAAAGTTTTGTTATCAATATCAGGATTATCAGTAAGACCTGTTCCTGTTAAAATAGTTGAACGTCTGCCTCTTCTCTTTGCCATGCTTTCACGTAAAGCAAGAGCTTCTGCTTCTTTTCTTTTTTCATCATCTAAATTTGGAACATCCTGAATTTTTGGTTCTATAAATTTAGGAGGTTCTGGCATCTTTGGTGATCCAAAAATAAAACTCATAATATATCAAATTGGTTTTCAGCCGTTTGTTGTCGGCTATTGTTGTTAAAAAATTTAACTTCCTGCAATCCAACAGCTAATGTTCGCAAAGCATCTGCTGCGTGCGATGACCAGTCGTGGTTAACAGAAAGTTTATACACTCTGTCTTTGTCATTATATTTTCTATGGTAATGACGAAGCGCATTTATTAATTTAGAGCAGTTATCAATATTAATGAAACATCTCTCTAAAATCATTTTGACTGCGTGAATTCCATCTTCTAATGGAATTTTTGGCGCAACTCTAAAACGGATCCCCATTTGATAAGCAACTTCTCTTCTGGTCTTACCAGAGGCAAAATCAGTAACTTCTATATCGTGTGGAGCGTAATTGTTTTCATACACATAATCTTTTTCTTTTAAGATTTGTGCGTAGTGTGGAAACGCTTGATTATTATTTTCATAGTAATCGATAATATGAATAGCGTGTCCAATCTGCTGAAAAAAAATTATAGACGTACTATCACTATAACCAATATCCCAAGCAGTATTTACAGGATAAGCAGGATCATAAGGAATTGCCGCAATCTGTTTTTTATCTTCCAGTTTGCCAATTAATTCACCATAAATAGAACCTTTAATATTACCTATAAAAGAACATTCAAATTCCTGATTATATTTAGCCACCCCCATTACTCCGAGTGCCGCCTTTAATTCTTCAGGATCGACAATCTTTGTTTCAGAGGCTTTAGCTTTATATAAAAACCAGCTCTTATTGGACTGAGCTTTCTGATAATAATCATAAAAAAGATTATTCATTCCAGCAGGAGTTCCAACTAAAATCATAAATCCTTTTCTGTCAGACAAAGCAGGAGTTATAACCTCATCAATTAAAGCAGCTTGAACTTGTGCTGCTTCATCAATAATGCAGCCATCTAAATAGATACCTCGAATACTGTCAGGAATCTCAGAGGATAATAAAGTAATTCTAGCACCATTGACTAAATCACATCGTAATTCAGTTTCATTATATTTTGTGCCAGGTATTTTTTCTGTAAAATGTTTTAAATAATCCCAGGCTATTTTTTTTGCTTGAGAATAAGTCGGTGCAATATAAGCGTAACGTGGCTGATGATTTTTATTCATCATCGCCATTTTAATAAGATGGTTTATGCAAAGAACTGTTTTGCCAAATCTTCTGTGACAACACAGAACCGCATACCGATACTTTGCTAATTCATTATGAACGTAAGCTTGTTGCGCTCGTGGTGTATAAGGTAGAACGACTTTCATTAATGAATGCTAGGCATCTTCTCTAGGTTGACATACTGCATTCTGATTTTGGTAAATACAAAATCTGCAAATTCTTTTAAATCTTCTTCGTTGTCAAAACCTGAAAAATTAATAACTAATTCATTAGTGTAAGTTGAAAATGTTACCGCTTGTATATTTTTATATTTATCTAAAATATTTTTCATAAATCTGTTTGTTCATTCGTGCGTTTGGTTGATCGGTAATTTATCGCAATAAGACCGCACGCCTGATTTGGAGGTGTAGTACCATCGGAAAATCGTAATTTGTCTGGCAAAATTACAGTCATTTGCTTGACTAGCCGACACTCTGGATTGTGATTGCTTATTAATTTAATTCTTTGGTACAAGATTGGTACAAAAATATTATTAATTTACCAAACCTCATGATGCGTGCGAGAACCGTTTTTATGTACGTTCTACCGAACTATTTACCATACTCACATCATCAACTTTAACATCAATAACATTTGTATTAGTATTAGAATTCACTTCAGGAACATTCCAGGTAATTTCAATTTTACTATCAGTTCTAATCTCTTGTTTATCACCGTACACTCCAATTAATTTTGAAGCGAGCCATCTGTAGTGAGATAATTTTTCTCTCACAATCATTATGTTACGATTGTCAGCGCTCTCCAGCTCTTCAATCATTTGGTCTAAATATGTTTGTGCGCCTATTCGTCTTGCAGTTAAAATCTTGTCAGCGAACTCTTTGTTTGTTGCAATCCATTTATAAACTTTTGATAAACTTGGACTATCCTTGGCTTTGCAAATCTTGGTAAGTGGAGTTCCGTTCATCAGTTGAGTTACAATTGAGTTCTCTATTTCTGATGTTAGTTGCAATTCGTTCATAGTTTTTAAGTTTTAAATTCTTTAATAATTTTATTTTACCTTCGGTAGTCTTTGCAGACTTTGGACCACTAGAAGCTCCGCCATGAATTCTACAACGAATATTACCGTTCTTGCATAATATTCCTGGAGCTTTGCAAGGAAGTTTATTCTGTTTGTTTATGGTTTCGCAAGCAACTTTAATCTTCTTCATTACCAATCTGCTTTAAAAAATTATTTTTAACCATTCTGCTGCCAGACTTAAATTTAAAAAAAATGAAACTGAAAATTTTTATTCTGCTTCTAAAGCAGCGCAGTTATTTTACTGCTGTTTTCTTATTTGTATAGGCTAGGAAAATAATTTTATTTCTGATGTATTTGAAAAATAAATAATTTGGAAATTGTATTAGAATTTGTAGAGAAGTTTGTCGAGTCTGTCAAATGAAAATTTAGAATTTATTTTTTTAACTAAA